TAACGGCTGAGTTATGGCGTAACGACTGGACGCCACAAGAAAAGACAAGTTTAGTCTCTTATACCCGGAGTAGTCGAAATTTTAACACGCCACTTCGAGCAGGGTATGAGCTAACAAATGAAATTGAGTCAGTGATTAGCGCACTTGATAAAAGTAGTTTATCTGAAAACACTCAGTTTTCTAGAGGCTCATCCGTGAGCGGCTTGTCAAAGTTCTTAGGGATTCCGGAGGACGATATTTTAGATAATATTGAACTAACAAAGGAGCTTGTAGCTGGTAGAGAATTTACTGAGCATGCGTTCCTCAGTACCTCGGTGACAGAAGAAACACATTGGTCGGGGAAAGTTAGATATAAGGTATACTGCCCAGAAGGAACTAAAGGTGCGTATTTGGAACCTATATCGTTTTATAGTATGGACCCGAAAACGAGGTCTGGACAAATAGGAGTATATGACGAAGTCAATATGATAGACGCAGACGTGCACGCACGAGGGGAAAACGAGTTTTTAATACAAGCCGGAACGCGATATAGGATACAAGATATGGCCTTAAGCGAAGCCGGAGATATCCTAGTGAACATGATAATCACAGGACAACCATAAACGTGTTATAATATAAAATAAAGGAGGAACAAAGATGAAACAGTTTAGGCATGAGCCGCAAGGATATGTACCGTTTAGGCCCGCCGAGAGCTTAGAAAATAGACCCTTTTGGGTAAAGAGTGACGAATTAATACGCTTTGATTTAGAAGTAAAATCAATCTTCGATAAGATTGTAAAGATTGAAACTCTTACCAAAGAGGAATTTTTGTTCTTTCAAAAAAATAAGGCTATACCGGAAAGTTATAAAGTAGACGATTGGATAACAGAATGATGCTTAAAGCGTTTTTAATTATCATTATCCTGATGATATTCATCGCGATAATATGCACAGTTTTTGACTTTATAAGATTATTTATTGAGTGGTTAACGCACTCTTAATAAAAAAGAAAACATATTTAATAGTTAACCGTTCCGACAACCGGGGCGGTTTTTTATTGGAGAGAGAAATGAAGTGTCCATTCATAAGAACAACCATAATCCGAGATATACCGCAAGACACTATTTATAGAACTCATACCTTTGAGCATCATGACGGAACAGAAGAAACTTTTTGTGCGTATAGCACACCGATATTCCAGATACAGACTGATGTAATGAGTGATTGTGTAGGTGAAAAATGTGCAGCATTTCAGGATGGTAGATGCATAAGGACGTCTTAAGTGTGCATATGGTTGTGCATTTGAAATGCTGATATATCAGTAGTTTTAGACACAGCTTGTGCATATGCTTGTGCATGAAACAGAAAAAACAGGGCAGGCAAGCAATGACAACACGCTTGCAGGGTGGTAGCGAATATTCTGAATAGAATCGATTGCTATTACAAAACACTCGACGGAGTTAGTAGAGTTAAGCACCTTTTCTACTATTAAGCGTAAGTACCTGACAGGACGGGCAATACTCCGAATTGATTATTCAACTTACGCTTTTTAAGAATTGAAAGATTAGCCACTCAGTAGAGTGGCTTTTTTTGTGCAAAAAAGCATGGTCTGGACTTCACTGGATGGGCTGGACTTTTTTAGCAATTGATATCCGCTGGGCGAAAGAATGGCGGGGACAGGAGATTTAGATGAAAGAAAATGATTTAACAAACGTAGAGAACGGCGCCGAGAATTCGGGCGCTGATTCTAAACCAGAAGAAACGCAACCGGAGTTAACACTAGACGACTTTTTGAAGGACCCCATACACCAAGGAGATTTTGACAAGAGGGTTAACAAGGCAATCGAAACGGCAAAAGCTAAATGGGACAAGGAAGCGGAGATGTCGGCCGAGGAAATAGCCGAAGCGCGATACAACGAAAAGCTTCAAGAAATTGAAGAACGAGAGAAGGCGCAAGACAGGCGCGAATTCGTGGCTGATATCCGAGAAGATTTAATCGAGAATAGCTTGCCGACCGTATTTGCCGATTTAATTGCTGACGGTGCAACGAGGGACGACTATCCTACAGTCCTTAAGGAAATCAAAACCGAGTGGGATAACCAAATCAACGAACAACTTAAAGCTAGCGCAAGGCAGAAAGACCCGAAAGCTAGCGACGCGGCTCGGGCCGAAGTGAAGATGGATTTAGCCGAGTTCGCAGACAAAAATAGGAAGGTAAATTAATATGAAAAACGAAACTTTTACACCCGCTAATGTGCAAATGTTAAGCGCACTTCAAGGAGTTGTGCCGGTTCAGCAGGGCCTGCCTATCTTGAAAGACGTTATGTCTAGTTCGCTTATCATGCAATTAGCTAAATACGAAGAAATGACCGCGTCGGAGAAAGAGTTTGACGTATACCTGGGCGGGCTTGGCGCTTACTGGGTAGGTGAAGGTGAGAGAATTCAAACCACAACCGCAACCTGGGCAAAAGTTAAAATGGTTGCTAAGAAGTTAGGCGTAATTATTCCGGTAACACGTGAATACTTAACCTACAAACAAGCGGACTTCTTTAACTTCTATCGTCCACGAATCGCTGAAGCTTTATATAAGAAGTTTGACGCCGCGGTAATCGCAGGAATTGATAACCCGTTCGAGTGGTCAATCGATAAGTCCGCAACAGACAGAAACGTTGAGGGCGAATTAGATACCGCGAACTATGACAAAATGATTGGAAACTTAAACGACGAAGGCTACGAGCCGAACGCGATTGTTTCTAAAGTAGCGAACAACTCATCGCTGAGAAATATGTTCCGCGATGAAAACGGATTCAAAGAGCGCATTTATGACGCAAGCAATAAGGCCTTAGACGGTACGAAAGTCTTTGACTTGCATAAAGATATCGAAATGAAAAAGGGTACGCTTTATGCTGGAGACTTTAATTATGCATACTTCGGAATACCTTATAACCTCAACTACTTAATTTCACACGATGCGACGTTATCTACGATAACCGCTTCGGACGGAAAGCCTGTCAACTTGTTTGAGCAAGAAATGTCAGCACTTCGCGTGACAATGGATGTCGCTTTCATGATTATCTCTGACGAAGCATTTGCAAGCATTAAAGCGCCCGCGGTAGGAGGCTAAGATGAAAGTTTTAGCTTCATTTACGTATAAGGATAAGCACTTCACGAAAGGCGCCCGAATCGAATCCGGCGCCTTACCTGATTCAGCTGAAAAAGAAGCTATCAAGAAGAAACTTATTGAGAAGCCTAAGGCTAAAAAGGGGAAATAGAAATGCTTACCAGAATCGAACAATTAAGGCTATGGACGATTGGCGATAAAGACGACGCCTCGCGAGACGAGCTACTGAATTTACTACTGCAATACGCGGAAAGTAGATTCAGGGTCATTATGAACCGCGTTCAAGCGAAATATGGGCTTAATGCTTCTAGCGTAATCCCGGACGAGTTTAATTGGATTCTGGATGAAGTCGCGGTCAAGCGCTTTAACCGAATCGGCTCGGAAGGGTTTTCAACCGAGACGGTTGACGGGCATAGCATCAGTTTTGAGACTGATGAATTTTTAGCTTATGAAGATATTATCGACCGGCATTTTAAGCCGGACGATAAAAGCGCAGGCGGACGGGTGGTGGTCTATTGAGATTTGATACTGAAGTCACATTCATTATTGAAGAAGGCGAGCCGGAATACAACCCGGACCTCGGTAGATTTGAAGACGCTGAGAGCGAGTCCGTAACGAAGTGGTGTCACGTGCATGACCTCGGGACCGACGAGCTTATTCAGATATACGGGAGGGTAGACGTCAAAGGGCTAGCTATTCAGCACATGGGCAAGCCTCTGGGCGCGAGGACCGTAAAAGTAGGTAAAAACACTTACCGCATCTTGAAAGCCCGTAAACGCCGAAATAAAGCCTCCTACTTAGTTGGCGAGGTGAACGCATGAGACTAAAAATAAAAGGCGCAAAAGCGCTTAAGAAGCAATTAACAGAAGACGCTGAACTTAAACTTGTGAAACGGCTGATTAAGTATCACACGACCGAGCTGAATTCTAAGGCAATGATAAAGGCTCCGGTTGATACCGGCTTCCTAAAACGGTCGCTTACGGTGGCTATGGAAGAAGACGGCATGACGGGGCGCGTAAAAGCCACGGCGGATTACGCCGGGTATGTAGAAAAAGGCACGCGGTTTATGGCGGCGAAACCATATTTAGAACCCAGCTTAAACGAAGTTAAGCCGGGTTTTTTAGATGACTTAAAAAGGATGAAGAAGCGATGAAAGGTCCAGACCAAGATATTTTAGACCAAATGTTCAAAATATCCAAAAAGCTTGGATATGACACAGTTTTCTTTAATCCTCCAAAAGATACTGCATATCCCTTCGTTCACCTGGGTGCAACTCAACTTGTGCCCAGGTCCACCAAAACAAGGCTGGTCGGAGCGGTCCATCAGACCATTGACGTCTGGGGACTTAAAGCCGACCGAAATCTTGTAAGTAAAATGGCGCATGACTTAATGCGGGAAGCGGGAAAAACACTGAAAACCGACGATGGTTATTATCTTAGTTTAGACTACAACTCGTCCTCAATTGAAGTGTATGCGGATAACAGCACTAATAACGATTTATGGCGAGCGCGAATGACGCTCGAATGGAAACTATATTAGGAAAGGTAGATTATATGGCAGGAGTATTACAACCCATTTTTGGGAAGAACAGAGTTTTGTATTTTAGGAAATTAGGAGACGCGGAAGCGGGTGCGAAACTCGCAATGCAAACAGAACACACATGGAGCTATGAGAGGTCAATCGACAGTACTCAGACAAAAGACGGCGCGGTCTCATCCGACGGCGGACTTGAGACGACGCTTGAGATTAACGCCCTCTCATCGAACGACGAGGTTAACAGATTGCTTAAGGATTCAGTCGTAGAAGGCTTTAAGCTGGAAGTCTGGGACGTAGATTTGACGCAGCAGGAAAGCGATAATCAATTCCCTGCAATTTATGCGCAAGGGCTTTTAGATAGCTGGGAAATTCCCGCGCCGAATGACGGTCCGGTGGAAATCTCAACATCTATGATAGTTGACGCGAAACCAGTTGAGGGCAAAGTCACAGTAACAAAAGAAGACCAAGCGGCTATCCAATACGCCTTCAAGGATTTGATAGCTGAGGCTGGCGGAGCTGGGTAAATAAAATTTTGATGAATAGAAGCGGTCCATAGCGGGCCGCTTTTTTATTTGGGAGGAAATCATGCTGAAAGAACTAAAAATTGGAACTAAAACGTACCCGCTAATCTTTGGAATCGGTTTTATTCGCGAAATGGATAAGCGCTACGAAATCAAGCACGCAAGTGCCGGAGTCTCATTCGGGTTTGGGCTTGGCTCAACGGCGGTTTATCTGAAGCAGAAAAACCCGGTAATTCTCTTTGACTTAATTCAGGCCGCGACTATCACGGAAAAGCAAAAACCATCGGTAGATGATATCGAGGTGTTTTTGGAAAGTGATGATACAGATTTGGAGAAACTTTTTAAGGATTTTTTGAAATCATTGGAAACTTCGCCTCTAACAAAAGGGATGATGGCGGAGCTTCGAAAAGCAGACAAGTAGTTTCATCTGAAGAAACCTATAACAAGCTTTTAATTAGAGGGCTTAGAAGAGATATTGCGGCCGATATAACCGGCATTAACCGCATGACACTTCAAGACTATAACTTGCTTGTCAAGGTTTCACTTCTAAAAGAAGCGGACCGGATAGACGCGATGGTGACTAGTGCGCTTATTACGCGTCAAGTAAACCGAACGGACAGAGCAGGAAAGCGTTACGTAGTGAAATCGTCGAAAGACGTTTTTGATATAGAGAAAGTAGAGCAAGAAATTTTACATAAGAAAAACGATTCGTTTTCTAAATTATATAAAGTTGCAAAACGTGTAGAAGAACTAAAGGCGAGAGGAGAGTATACATAGTGAATAGCTACAATGTAGAGGCAATTCTATCGGCTAGAGATTCAGGTTTTTCCTCTGCCTTCAGGCAGGCGGAAACTCAAGTCAAGAAACTTGAAACTCTGTCAACAAGTGTTACAAATAAATACAGTTCAGCCATCGGCTCGATTACCAAAAAAGCGTTTAACCTTGCGGCCGGAGCGACGACCGCATTTGCCGCTTATACGGTAAAAGCGGGCTCGGACTTTGAGGCAGCGATGTCCCAGGTTTCAGCTATCTCAGGCGCAACAGGCGACGACCTCGCAGCGCTAACCGAATTAGCTAAAGAAATGGGCGCGACGACTAAGTTCTCGGCTACCGAATCGGCCTCAGCTCTGAATTACATGGCAATGGCCGGTTGGGACACGGAACAGATGCTCGGCGGCTTGCCGGGTGTGATGAGCCTAGCTGCTGCTTCAGGTGAAGACTTAGCGACCGTTTCAGATATCGTGACGGACGCTATGACGGCCTTCGGGATGAAAGCAGAAGAAGCGGGACACTTCGCAGATGTTCTCGCGAAATCAGCTTCGAGCTCGAATACAAGTGTCGGCATGCTGGGCGAATCCTTTAAGTATGTGGCTCCTATGGCCGGAGCTTTAGGCTACTCAATCGAGGACACGTCTCACGTGCTTGGATTGATGGCGAACGCCGGCATTAAAGGCTCTCAAGCCGGTACGGCACTCAGGGCCGGATTTAATGCACTTATTGACCCGACAAACGAAGCGAAAGCGGCGCTCGATGACTTAGGCGTTTCAATGTTTGATTCGCAAGGCGAAGCCGTACCGCTTAACGACTTAATGGGACAACTAAGAGGCTCATTAAAAGACTTAACCACAGAACAGAAAACACAAGCACTATCAAGCATATTCGGACAACGAGCTGCATCTGCATTACTACCCGTTATTGAGGCTAGCGCAGAGGAATATGACGGCTTGGCCGATGAAATTAATAACGCGACAGGCGCAGCGGAAGATATGTCTAAGACAATGCAAGACAATCTCCAGGGTGACTTCACGATTATGAAATCAGCGCTTGAAGGCTTATCAATCCAGATTTATGAGTCTCTTGATATGCTAAGACCTTTAGTCCAGAAAGCGACCGAATGGATTGGCAAATTAGCAGACACTTTTGAGATATTAACCGATACGAGCAAAACCGCAAGCGAGAGGCTTGACCACTTAATTCAGAGATTTAGGTTTTTAGGTCCGGTCTTAGCGGTTGTAGGCTCTATCTTTTTTACCGCTTTTGCTTTGCCAAAAATAGCGGCGGTATCTAGTGCGCTGGGAACTGCCGGAACGGCTATGGGAAATCTGGCCGCGTCGGGTATCAGGTCCGCCGGAGAATTTGCCGGTAGGTTTGCGCCGGTAATCGGTAGAGGAATGACCGCAGGTGCAACGGCGCTTCAACGAGGTACGCAACTCTTCGCAACTATCTGGCGGCTCGGCATGAGCGCTATTGCGCCGGCCGCAATTCTCGGCGTAGCTTTAGCAGGTCTCGGACTTTTGAATGACCGCTTTGGCGAGCAGATAAATTCAATGGTCGAAACGGCAATTGAACGAGGTCCAGATATCATCATGAGCCTCGCAAATTCAATCACCGAAAAGCTTCCCGATTTAATGGCTTCAGGCGCGGACCTGGTCATGAAATTCGGACTGGTTATAATTGAGAACTTGCCGACGCTGATAACTGCCGGGACTAGTATCATAGTCTCGCTAATTGAAGGCGCGACAGAAGCGCTTCCCGGTTTAATATCAACGGCGGGCGGAATTATAAGCGCTTTGCTTGAAGGTTTAATTGAAAACTTGCCGCGATTATTTATGGCAGGAATCGGATTCATCATAGCGCTAGCCGAAGGTATAGCAGAACAAGCGCCCGGATTAATCGGTCAGTTTGTTCAGCTTCTAGGGACTATAGTTTTGACTATTGTAGAAGCGCTACCGGACTTAGCTATGGCAGGAATTCAATTACTATTATCCTTATCAACCGGATTGCTTGAAGCGGTACCGCTAATTATCGCATCGATTGAAACCGTCATCATGCAACTGGTCCAGACTATCAGAGAAAAACTTCCGGAAATGATAATAACCGGAATGCAAATCCTGATGAACTTAATTCAAGGAATTGTTTCGCTCTTGCCAGTACTAATTGAATCGGCGGCTCAGCTACTGCTTGCTTTTGTTATGGCAATCATAGAAAGCCTGCCCGATATCTTAAGCATGGGCGTAGAGCTTGTATTAAGCCTAGTCCAAGGACTGCTGGAAGCGATTCCCGCATTGTTTGCAAGTGCCGGAGAAATAATCCTCGCGCTTGTCATGGGCTTGATTGAAAACATTCCGACCATCATAGGCTCGGGCGTCGAGATTGTGCTCAGCTTGATTGTCGGAATCATTAAAGGAATTCCGGAGCTTATCAAATCCGGCTGGGAACTAATTAAGGGCTTAGCTAAAGGATTATTGGAAGCTATCCCGCAACTCTTATCACAGGTATGGGAAGGGATTAAAAACGGCTTCAAGAAAGTATGGAGCTGGCTAACCGGGTCAAGCGAAGAAGCGGCTGATGAAACCGTTGATAATGTTAAGACAATTGAGGAAGGAATTGACAACAGTCAGCAAGCTCTTAACGCAACGACCGAAGACCATATGGAAGAGTATAGGGGTTTGGTCGGAGCCGGTACGGGAGACGCGGCTGATGTAGCTATCGAGAATACCGGGCTTTTGTCGGAAGGGGTTTCAACTAATCTCGAAACGATGAACGTTGACACTACAGGTATTTTGGATTCGCTTCAAGGCACAAGCACAACAACCTTCGAATCAATGAGCGCCGCGGCCTCAGCTGAGACGCTTCATTTAGCCGAAGATGTTAACGCGAATATGACGGGACTTGCGACCGATTACGGCGCAAATCTCGCAGACCTTGAAGGCGTCTCGCTGGAAGGCTTTAGCAATCTAGCAAACACGGGAATAACCGGGACCGAAGATATGACTAATCAAGTGACTAGTCAAACAGGTCTCATGAGCGAATCTATCACGCAAGACTTCGAAGAAATGAACGCGACAGTTGACGCGTCTATGGAAGGCATGGGCGAATCAATCGCGACCCACTTCGCGGGACTTGCTGAGAAGCTAAATGGAAACTTTATCGGCCTAAAAGGTACGGTCGAAAGAAACACAAACGAAATTAAAGATATTTTTGACACTGGATTAGAGAGCGCGACTAAAGGCGTCGAATCAAAATTCAAGACTATGAAAAATAAAGCCGGAAACCAGGTAGCGCAACTCGTGAATAGGGTTAAGTCTAACATGTCTCAAATTGTCTCAGCGGTTCAATCCGCAGCAAATCAGATTGAGAGACAAGGGGGCGATGGATTTAGCAATCTCAGTCAGAGCGCGACCAGAGAATTGCAAGCAATGAATAGGCAAATCAGTAGACAGATGGACCAAATTCATTCCGGAGTGCGAACAGGCATAACTGCAATCACCTCGACAGTGGATAGCGCGGTTTCAAGAATCCGGTCAGCTATTAGGACCGGTCTAACCGCTATTACCGGAGCCGTAACGGTTTCACTATCGAATATGGTCTCTAGTTTCGGGCGCGGTATGAGCTCCATGGGGGCCGCCGTCATGGGAGGCATGGCAAACATACGCTCAGCCGTGTCAAGCGCCATGTCGCAAGTATTAGGTCTATCCAGGACTGCCGCGAGCGGAGTTATTAGCGCATTTAATATAGGCAATAGCTTATACACTGCCGGATATAATGCCGGGATTGGATTCCACTCAGGACTCGCTAGAACTTCCGGCTCGATAATCAACCTTGCGAGAAGCATGGCGAATTCGGTTACTAATACAATCCGAAACGCGCTAAAAGTGAGGTCGCCGTCTAAAATCCTAGAAGGCGTCGGAAGCTTTGCGGGCGAGGGGTTAGTTGTAGGGCTCGCCGGAATGCTGAAAGCCGTCAAAGAAACATCTCTTGACTTGGCCGAAGCAATAACCGTCGGGACTGAAACCGCGCTTAGCGGCAGCATTACGACGGGACTAACCATAAGCGACGAACGCGATGCGAAACCTCTTGAGCTGAATCTTAGAATCGGCGACAGATTGGCTAGAGTTCTGGTGCAAGATATATCCGATATTCAGAATACAGAGTTAGAACTTCAGGAGGTTTTTAGTGTATAAATTCACTGATTTAGTAAGCCCTCCGGTCAGAAACCGGGGCGTGCTTCAAACCATAATTAATGGCGTCAATCTAGATGACAAATATAAAATAAAAACGCTGAACGTAACGGGCCGGGGTTTGATTGCCCCGGATAACCGTTTGACCGAAAAAGTCGGGACGGACGGCGCGTGGTTAGATAGCTCATACTATCCTGCTAGACCGATTGTTGTTGAGTTATTA